ACCTTTCATTTGTTGTTTATACCGTTCAGCATGATCTGGTATACTGTCAAAATCAATACCGTACGGCGTTAATGATAGTATACTAATTAGACCTTGCTTTTTCATTAAACTGTATGAATTACAACCAGCAAACATTATCCAATGTGCGTTTGATATTACACATTTCCATAGCTTCTCAGTAGGAAAAACCTCATTATTTACAAGAGTCGATTCTGGATATATAATACATTCAGAGCTATGATATTCCGGCATTATAAAATACCCCTGGGATGCCCCACCAGTGTGAGATGATTTTCTTCCAAAACTAAGTCGGGTCATGTGGACATTTTCTTCATGAGTTACGTTAGTGCCGCTTACTTCATATAAATCATTACAGTAATTGATAAAATTTTGTGTTTTTACATCTGTCACTAATATATCATTAGTCGTCACTACCGTTTTACTAGTTTGAAGTATATCTATATTATTAGGCAGGTGGTCTAAAACAAATTTTCTCCATGATCGCAGCTGACCGCCAATATACGTAATTTTGCCTTTATCTTTTGTAGTATTATTATGTGCATTATACCTAATTAAGCTCAAATAACTATTATACCACATCATGCAATTTACCCAATCTTCAGAAAACGATATAACTTTATTATATAATGAGTGGTTTGTTGACAAAAAACTCCCCATCACTAAATATACGGGTTTATTTTTTAAATAACGCAGTACGTCTGCATTCATTGCCATACTGTGTTCCATGTTATTATTGCATATAATCAAGTCAAATACATCAATATTATTATCTAACATTTTTTTATCTTTGCTAGTTATTTGCCAATTTGATATATGAAGTACATTTAATGCTGCTTTGTTGAGCGTTGATATATCTGTGCCATGTTCAATGGTAAAGTCCATGCCAGTTAAATTATTCGCCATTCGTTTAAAATTACAATAATAATCCCATATATGCATTGAATAATCATCAATATGTGAAGCTGCACTCGTGTATAATACTATTTTCATTTTCTAAAAATTTGATCCTCTGTTACTACCCTAAACACAATATTTCGTTGCTTACACCATTGAACTGCTTGTTCCCATTTAGCATGATTAACCTGAACAACCGCACGTTCTTTAGTATTTAACCCCTCTGTCATAAAACTTTGTTTTTTGGGTTTTATTTCAATGAGTTCCGTTACTTTTCTTCCAGTTTTATCTTTATATACTATTAAAAAATCTGGAACATAGGTAGTTTTCTTACCTTTCATTGGGTTAAAATAAGGAATACGAATTGCTTCACTTGCCCATTCTAATATGTTTTGATTAGAATCACAAAATTGCATGAACGTTAGCTCCCAACCGCTACGATATGTAGGTTTCTTTTTACCTACATATTTGGTTAAATTCTTTACTTCATAGATGCCTTGTGCAAAGCGACCCATTACATTACTATATTTCTAGCTGAATAATGATTTGGTGTGATTATATTATGAACACCAAATAATACATGTTTTGATCTAAGATTATTTAAGTAATATGCTATAGTACTAGTAATAGCCATTTTATCTTGATCTTTCATTGTATCTAATATTTGTAATACTGGTGTTTGTGAATACTTGGATATTTTAAATATATACATACTAAAAACATCTGCTATAGTATTATTATCCATTTTCTTTTTAAAAAATGTATTTACTATATCATATTCATTAGATGCTGACCCTGTTGGTCCAGATTGTGCCTTTTTAAACTTCCCTAACTGTGCTTCATCTACTTGGTATGGTTCTGTTGCTTCAACAGGTTCATGATCTATGCCATACATCATATCTTCTTCTGTCATGAAATCATCTTGCATAAAGAAATCATTATAGATTAAAATATTTTCGTCTTGAAATGATGGTATATTAATATCTGACATAATTATATAAACTGTTGCTGTTGTGCTTTAATTTCCGCATCTGTCATTTTAGTTCCATCTGCTTTAATCCATGCTTGATCACTATTTCCCATCTCAGAAATATTCCCCATACTAGGCCACTGTGTTGGCATATTAATACCTTTAGGCATACTACCAACATTATCCAAAATAGTCTGTTTTGGTGATACTGGTAAATCTGTTTTTTCTAATGCCTTTGGTGGTGTAGCACCAAATGAAAAATTACTTACTGTATTATTTACACCTGGTCCTTCTAAATATCTTTTTCCTTGTGTAATGCCTTCATTTACTAAGTCTGTACCTATCACTTGGCTAATATCAGCATTTTTAAATGTTTCATACACACTACCACTTTTTTGTATAGCACCTAATATATTACCATTTGCTAAATCTTCATATATCCCAGCACCTGCATCTGCTAATCCACCTTGCCCGAATAAACTTGCAGTTGATCCAGCTTTAGATAATGCACTTGCTGATGTATCATACATAGCTGGGTCGCCATATCCTAAAGCACCCGCAGATACTCTACCACGACTATATTTTACCGTTTCATACACCATACTCATAGTATGTTGCATTACTTCACCACCAGCAGAATAATCATAGGTATCATGTTCCCATGATGTAATTGATGGATTTACTAATGTATATTGAACAAAATTACCACGATTAAATCCATAGATTGTAATATCTTGGAAAAAATGTGGTTTTGAATCACCATTGTTTATAGCATTACTTGGACCTTGCCCATTATAACCCCAATCTGTTTCGGATTGGTAATTATCATACATATCTCGTGCTGTATATGTTTGTCCTCCAGAGCCTGGTTCATACTTATTACCTGAATCGTGGTAATAATAATTGTAGTAGTTATACCACATTGATCTGATTTTATCACTACCATCATCGTGCATAGTAACTTGCACTGGTTTATATTCTATTTTTTTTTGAATATATCTTTTGCGATTATATTGATTTACTTCATCCACTTCAATATCAAAAGAAGGTAATGTAATATTTTTAACTAACATACCTAATTTTGCTTTTTCAGTAGCACCACCCATTATCTTAGATAATCCAGGTATTCCTGCTGTGTTTAAGTTAAAGTAAACATGAAATAGAAATTTATTGTTTGGTGCTAATGCATATCCATCAGCAACAAATGTTTTTGATGCGTGTTTGTAATCTTTTAAGTGATCTGCACCAAAAAAGCCTTGAACAAATCCACTGCCAAAGCCTTTAAGTTGGTTGCTTAAATGGCTACCAAAATTATTGGCAATTCCACTAGTTTTATTACTAGCGAAATCACCAACTTGATCGATTAACCCCATATTAGCCTGTTACGATATCACCCAACGTTCTACCAACATCTGCACCAACACCATCACCGATAGGTGTTTGTACTGCATTGTCAAAACGCATAGTCATCGAAATCGTTACTGGTTCACTTGCACCATAATTTAAATCACCGTAGTTTACATTAGATAGATAACAACCATATATTTCCCAAGTTTCTAAAACTGTTGGTTCATGTGCGCCATTGCCACCATCTAATATTTCACAGCGTGTATTAAACTTATAATCAATACCACTAGCAGCACTAGCTTGTTCCATGAAATCTAATTGTTTCTGTAACTGTTCACCAGCTAACTTAGAAACTGCACCTGTTGCATCATCACGAAGATTAACAGTAAGATCATCCCATGCATGCTTACCTGCTAATTTAACTCGTGAGTTATAAATTTCAATATCGATTGGATCAAAACTAACTGATGGACGTGTAAAATCAATTACTTGTTTAGTTAATTCGGTACGTGGAGTTCCTACACCAAAATTCTCAAATACCACTCTAAAGCGATATTTTAGTTTTGGCATTAATAGTCCTTGACTAGAACTTGATTGGTCACTAGCTAAAGGAACTGTCATTTTTGATAATGATGCTGTTGTCATCTTATTACTCCTATTATTTAATTAGTATTTATACAAATTTTAGACAATAAAAAGGGGGTTTTCACCCCCTCTTTACACTATATTTCATATAGTTATCTATTAATTACCACCGGATATTTCACCTGTGTTCTTAATACGAACTGGAATATAAATAAATTCTGTTGCTTTAACAGGTTCGATTGCTATATCACAATATAATTCATTTCTATCAATACGCGCTGGAGTATTATTACTTTCATCACATACTACTAGATAATCATATAAGCCACGTTTAGCAACTAAATCATTCATAATTCCTTCCATTGACATTTTAATCTCATCACGAGTTAATTTATCATTTGGTTCAAACAAATATCCTTTAGCAGCAGATTCAACCATTAAACGAATATAAGCAACTAAACGTGCTACATTAATTCTATCTAATGCTGATCCTGAAACTGTAGTTTTATTACCAAAATTAACTAAACCAGTTCCTGGAATAAATGTTAATGGATTTACATTATTTTCATATAATGTATCTCTAACACCTTGACGAATTGATGTTTGACGGAATTCACCCTCACCTGCATCAATATAACCAAGTGCTGAAACATTATCAATACCACCACGTCTTGCACCAGCTGGTGCTAACCAAGGATAAGACATATCATCACTGTGAACAATAGTTCTTAGCATCATATGACTTGGTGGAACTACAATATCTGCACCACTTAAATCACTTGCTTTACCACTTGGGTAGAATACACCCAAATATTCATCATTTGCTGGTAAACCATCACCAGTTGATGTTCCTAAACCACTATTATTAGTAGCCCAAGTAATTAAATCTGATCCTGCTTGTGGCAAACGCATCGGTGAATCACCTACAATAAATGCTGTATTATTACGTTCATTATTTAATGCTACCATATTAGGTATTAATTCAGGATATCCAGGACATGAAATAAGATTAAAACGTCTTTCTTCTTCACGAATATCTGTATTTGAATCAATGCCAGCTTTCAATGCTTGTGTGATAATTGAACGCTGTGCTAAACGACCCATAAATGGACTACCATCATCTTTAAGACCACTAGCAGTAACCCAAGCATTTTTTTCTGTAGGCATAGTACCTTCAAAATCAGAAGCATTAAAATAATTTAATCTAAACTCTTTAACATTATATCCACTTCTACGAGTATTAAATAATAATGTACCAGTTGGATATAAGTTTTCATCAACCACATCTAAATCAGTATAATCACTAGTTAATAAACTAGTGATAGTTGGAATATCATCACTAATTGGATCAGTATTACTATTACCAGCCCAACGTGCATCGGCAAATACAATACCATTTTCTGTAGTTTGATCTGCGGTGTCAATAGCTACCCATTGATCAACACCATCAACTGATTGCCAACGGTTAATTAATGGATAATTTTCTAAATCGCTAGTATCAACCCAAATATCACCATAAACCAATGCAGTATCATCTGATTGTGTTGTTGGTGCAGAAGCACCTACTAATGGACCAGCTGGATCTGTTGCTGTTAAATCATATCCACGAACATCATTGGATACATTTTGATACCCTTTCCATCCTGTACCATCATGAATCATAATATCTACTTCGTCAACTGAACTATAATACCATTTAGTACCTTCTGATGGATCTTGTCCTGGTTGAACATTAGAAGCACTATACCCAACGGATGATGTTGCTAATACTTCCCAATTACTTAAAATAACACCAGAAGCACTGCCGCTGACATAATTATCACGAACATTATCAACTGATGTTATAAATCCAGCATCACTTGTAGGGTTACCAGAAGTATCAGTTAATACAATAGCACCACCTTGTGTATGTGTTATTTTTATAGCCCCTGTGCTTAATACAGAAGCTGTTACATTAGCTACATTGGCACCTGATAAGTCAGATACGAAACTCGTAGCAGAAGTACCTGTCATGGTAACAGTTACAGCACTTGTTAATGCTGTTTCGTTCTTCGCACTTGCTTGAATAGTAAATGTTTCACCAATAGTAAATGATGGCGATGTTTGGTTACCTGTAATTTCTGTAGCACCTGTTGCTGTTCTACGGAATACTTTAATAGTAGCAGTATCGTTTACACTAGAATCATACATAGCATATGTTGTTCCAGCTGCTATAGTACTGCCACCTGCTGATGGATCTAATGCTTTATTAGCACCTTGATCATTTTCATAGATTCCAGTAGTTTGGCTAACAAAACTAGCAACTGCTGAATCATATTGTTTAATAGCTAAACTAGCACCCAAGTTTACACTTGTATTTTTATGCCATACCGATCCTGTAGGACGTGGTGCTGAATCTGTTGTTCTCCAAGATGGATTATTTGTATGTGTACTTTGTTGCAATGCTGGTGCACGATATGTACCAGCTGTAATACCTAAATCTGCTAATGGTGTATTAGTAACTTCTGCTAAAACAGCAGCATCGTTAGTTGCAGTACCATCAACATATATTTCTAATCTATTATTTACAGCAGCTGCTGTTACCCCTGTTACTGCTACTGTATTGATAGCAGAAGCAATATTTGTGACAGTAGGTGAAGCTGGTAATGTTACATTACTGCCATTGATTGAAAACACATCTGCCGCTGTTAATCCACTAGGACTAGCATTACTTGTTACTGCTGAATGGCTTCTTTCCCAATCCGCAGTACCAATCAATACCCATGTATTACTTCTATTCTTATAATACATTGGTGTATTGCCATTAGTGGCATCTACTGAATAGTCACCAATCGCACCAATACTTGATAATGGTACGCCACCAGAAACGCCACCAGTTAAATCATTAACACTTGTGATTACTGTAGGTATTTTGTTGGTAAATGCAGATGTTGCTTGATTCCATTCAAATATTCCCCATTGTGTTTCTGCTGTATCTAACCAATAAGTTCCATTATCTGGGTTTCCTGCTGGTCTAGATAAAGATGCAGATAATTCTGCTAAATCAACATCAACACGTTGAACATATGCACGGTTGCTTATTCCTAATACAGAATATGCTGCCATTAATCCATATTCATTTAATTCATATCCGTGAAGCGAAGAGCCACCAGAAGTCTTATAAAAGAATGGATTACCAAATGTATTAACAAGTTCACGTTGACTTGAAATTAAATATGTATCATTAGCTGTAGATGCTAATGTACCAGGGGCTACTGCTGTACCTGCCCCATTTACTTTATTTTGTGCCGTTGCAACAA